TTCAGTCTCAAACTGTTTTTCTGAAAGCGTATTTTTTAATGTAGCTTTTTCAATCTCTGCATCTAAATCTGCTAAACGATCTACACCTAATTGACCCTCTGGTGTTAATTTTTTACCAGATTTACCTTTAGAAATAATATTCGGTGTCTGTTGAAATATTCTTAACATCTCTTCTTTTATTGCCGTAGTAATTGGTCCAGAGCTTTTACCTCTCGTTCCTCTTAATTCTGATAATCGTTGTTCAAAAAATTCTTTTTGCGACCCTTTTAAACTTCTTCTAAACTTTCTAAATTGTGCGTCTGTTGCATCGGCAGATAAACTCTTGTTTAAAAACTCTAGTAAATCCGTTAAAGGACCAGCTATAAACGCATCAAATTTAGTCTTTAATATTCCCATGAGTCTATTAAATTCACTAGATACCTCGTTTAGTTTTCTTAAGTTCTCTACTCCTTTACTGCCTACTATTTGCTGATATTCATTAGATAATAAATTATTTAACTGCTGTATCTTTCCCTGTCTTTCTAATTGACGAGCCAATTCTTCGGTTTCGTTTGATGTAAATAATGATCGTTCTCTTGCAAGCTCTAACTTTCCATTCAAAGTTCCCATTTTCTTAGCTGTTTCAAGAGATGCTTGACCAATTTGTTGTAGCTGAGAAACTAATGCCGTAGCTGCAATAGAACCAGCAAAACCACCACCAGGACTTGCTGCTTCGCCTAACGCACCACCAATAGCTCCTGGTATGGCTTGTCCTAATCCACCTCCGAATAACAAAGGAAAACCACCACCAATAGCAGCACTTTTTATAATTGCCTGTCCTCTACTTTTTTCTAACCTTCTTTGCTTTTCTCTTTCCCTAGCTAATCTTTTCTCTTCCGCAACTCTTTCTTTAGCTAAACGTAAATTTTCAGCATCCTGTAAATTTAATAGCTGTGCTTCGTTTACTAAATTTTTTGCAGTCCTAAATTTTCCAGCTTTTGCTAATTGTTCCGCTTTATCTAATTTATTTCTTCTTTCTGCTGTTTTTAGTCCAAATCTATCTAACTCATTCAGTTTATTTCTTGTGCTTTCAATAGACTTTAGTACTGTTAATTCTCTTCCTCTTCTAAATATTGGATCTTTTTTATTTCTTTCTTTAGCTTCCTTTTCAAACTTTTTTAACTTACCTTTTAATTGGTTAAGTTCTTGCTCAAATTGTTGAGCATCTAGCTTGATATTAACTTCATAAATAGCATCAGCCATCTAATTATGTCGTTTAAGTTTGGATTCTTTTCCTATTCTGTCATATTCTGCCTTTTCTCGCTCACTTTTTAACTGTAAATATGAACTCCAATATATCAATTCCTCATAAGTTACCTTATTTCTAAAATCTTGCAGAGTATAGCCTAGCTTTTCACATAAGAAAAACTGTAAAAATAAATTGTTATCTTCGTCAAGATGTACTTTTAGAGTTTACGGTATCTACCTCCTCCTCTACTCCTTGCATTTTTAACATCAAATCAGTAAGAACAGTTAAAGGAATTTCCCTTCTTAATGAAGCACGATCTCCTTCGCTAAATAACTTATTACCATTCTCATCTTCTGCTTTATTCATTATGACCTGCAAAGCATACTCTAAACTCTCAGTATCATTAGCTTTGTTCATTCCAGCAAGTGTTTTATATATTGCTTCTCTATCTGCAATAGTTAAAGGCTTCCAATAAATTTCTAAGATTACTACATTTTCTTTTTTAATAATGTAACGACTGCGATTGTCGATACAAAATGCTTCTTTTAACTTGTCAATAGCTCGTTTGTCAGCCATAAATTAATTTTTTGTACTACTCTAATATACCTTAAGATTGCTTATCTGTCTTAAAACCAGCAGATAAAAAACCTTTAGTTATATCAGTCTTAAGAAATTGGTTGTGCTCTGTGTACACCTTATACCAGTTTGGGTTACGATCTCTGGAACTTAATTTATGTTCTTTTCCATGCTCCTCATAAGTTACTGGATTTCCTTGTGTATCAGGCATTGTGGCATTAGGTCTATTTACAGCAAAACCAGCATATTTAGCTTCGTTTCCTATATATACATCGTTACCTAAACCTACTGGTGGAACATTAGGTAAACCTGGTAATCTACCTGTTTTTCCTGGATAGTCGACAACTTCCATAGGAGTTCCTGCCCCACCTGTTGTTCTTTGTGCTTTACTACTTGGAGGAGAACATTGAATTTCGTTATTATTTTCTCTGTCATTAAATTGACTTGGTAATTGTTGGTCTTTACGTTCTCTTGTTTTATCTTTCGTTGGTTTTACAGGACTCGTAGATATTTTCCAACTTTGTGCAAAATGCCCTGACCACCACGGACCATCACTTTGAAGTCCGTAAACTATTCTTGCTGCTGCGTTTGACCTAGCAACTTCAGCTATTTGCCGTATATCATCTGGTAATTGTGTGATAGGTCTACGTTTTCTAACCATTGGCACTAAAGTTGCAGCTTACAACACTAAGAAAGTGACTGTCACCCTCTGTAGTTACTGCTGTAGGTCCTACAATTTGTGAAACTCTTGGAGTTACTGAAAATGTATCAGTATAATCTGAAGCATTAACAGAAGTAAGACCTGTAATTACCGATTCTGATATTGCAGATGCCACAGCAGATCCTTTATGAGGAGGAGTCATTATACCGCAACGAACTGAACCTTGATAATAAGTTTGGGATGCTCCTTGCGGTTGTGCAGTAGCTTGAGCAAAGTTAATATTTACCATTACATATTTTTTATTTTTACCAGGTGTTGTAAAAGGCATATTATCAAATACAACTGTAACTGTATTATCAGCGTTAGTTACTGCTGTTTTTATAGCTGTTTCTATGGCTGCTCTGGCATTTACTAATGTCATTAGAAAACAATCCTTAAACGAAACAAATACTCTTGACCACCTTTTAATGTTCTAATATCCATTATTTTAGCAAACCTAGTAGAACCAGAAAAAGTAAGTGATATTTCATCTTGTAAAACAGGTTGGCTATCGCCTATTTGGTCTGGGGTAATGTATAACCTAGCAGTATTTTCTTGAAAACCACTTTCTTCATCTGAATCTACAAACTCTATTGGAGCCTTTATTGTGTACGTAACGTCAGTAGTAGTTACAGCACCAGTAGATGCGTTATAAGAAGGAGATGTTTTTCTTATGTACGTAATCTCTGTGTCTAATGAGTCTCCTAGTTGAGACACTACCTGTTTAGCTACATTTTTTAGCAGTGAATCTAGTTGTCCTGCCATTATCCTCTAACCACTCTAAGTTGAAAACTACCAGCACCACCAAGCATATATGCTCCAAGATAACTTTGTAGCCACGGGTAAACATCAAGAATATTATTTACAGATCCAGTTCCCTGACTTGCAGTATTGTACTTAACTTGAATATCTCCTAACTTAACTTCTTCAAAGTTTCCATCTTTACCAGTAGTTCCTGTAATTGCATCAGTATCATTTGCCAATGCTCTGGCTAATTCATATTGTGCATATTTAATAGTATTTGGTATCGCAGTACAAGCCAGTTCTACTCCATCTACCTGATAATTATTTCTGGGAAACTTTAGTGCCTGACTATCATCACATCTATCTCCATAAAAAACTAAAGTATCAATCCATCGAGTAGCTGATATTAATGCTCTTTTCTTTTGGTCATCTGTTTTATTTGTCCAAGTCGAAGAGTCTGGGGAGGTATCGAAGTAATCATTAGCTTCAGACAAAGTGACATAGCTATTAGCAGTTTCACTTTTTAAAGTTGCAATTATGGTAGCTGCCACGATTTTTTAGTAATTTATCTGTATTGTAGCGTAAAGAAAAAACCCCACCAATATTTGATGAGGTTTGATGACCACAATTTAATGTTAACTATTAAAGAGTTGTATTATCAAGTGGTGTGTTAACTGTTAACTGAACAATAGGAATTAAGTCAGCATCGTATGTTAATGCCCACTTAGCTGATGCTCCTAAGTTAGAGTTTGTTGGGTTGTCACCAGCATCATTCCACTTAGTACCCATGATGTGATAAGTACTGTGATAATCAACTGAGATAACATCCTGCTTAGAAAGTACGTTTCTTTCTGCTTCAATAGCCAAGTCTTGCTGAACACCCTCAAGGATTGTTCCAGACTTGATTAAGTAGCAGTAGAACTCCTTAATGTGTCCACTTGAACCAGGAACTACAGAGTTAACTGAAGAATCAACAACTACATTCATACCAGCAAATTGGCCTACTGAAGTATCAGTAACACCAACACCACCACCACCCCATTGGATGCCAGTTCCAGTTGATAATGCAGAAGTAGAGAAAGTTAACATACCAACCTGATATAGGTAGTAAGCAACAGATGGATGAACAACTAGAGTATCTAGCTCTTCGCCTCTTTCTCCAAGAAGTGATCTTCCTCTAGCAACTGTAGCTGCTGTTAGGTAGTTAGCTTCAGCAGCACCAGAAGATGCAGCAACCGCTAAATCAAGAGCATTAGCTGATAAAGCACTACCGAATAATCCGTGAAGATGATAGAACAAACGTGTTGAATTTAGTTTGTTGATTGCATCTGCAAGTTGATCTCTGATATGACCCATAGGATCTTCGCCAGCAGCTAATACAGCTACATCATCAACAGCATACGCAAAACCTC